GGCCGGCTGTCTGAGTCACTATTCGGCTCATGCAAACCGTGATACCGGGCCAATACCCTGAGTGCTGACAGCTTGTCGTGCATCTCGACTTCGATTGCATTACCAAACTGGTTGGGCGTGACCTTCACCTTCTTGATCGACTTCTGCACATGTGGCGGGATGTCTTTACTCGATAGCAAGGCCATGCCGCCTGATTGCGTCCACTGCAGCACATCGGTGATGTTCGACGCAGCAATCGCATTCAATTCCTGCTTGACGGCTTCTTTCTCGTCGTCGCTGCCGATCGCCAATACTTTGCGCGCTTCGCGCACTGACATTTTCTTAGTCATAGCTTTTTTGCTATTTCAAAAATTGTTTGGTCCATCTCAAGCTCCTCTTGGTACTCGATCTCTTCAAGATGGTCGACCATTTTCTGAATGAACCACTTGGCCTTGTTTAGATCATCTATGCCGCCTTTCTCCTTCCAGCGCCACAGGTATTTGATCGCGGAGCCGGTGGCGTATGCCTCTGCGCCGCTAAGGTTCTGTACTGCAGCCTCGATTGCTTCAATGCACTCCATGCCGTCGCGTTGGTAGTGGCTTGGATTGATGTTGTCTTTCATCTTACTTCTCCTGTCGGATTTCCGAAAAATTTTGAGTGACACCCCCTATACAGGGCGACGGGGGCCGGGGGAGGGGATACCGGCATGACAGAAACCGCGCTTTTTGAGGGTCGTTTGCATTTAACATAATGCCCGTTATGCGTATTCATCATCATTCTGCCTTCTTCTTGTAGAGTCCGGACCACTTCGCTACCTGATCGAGAGTCATGGGCGGCGTGCGTCCTGTTCGCAGCCCATCTTTAACCATGGCCAGCGTTGAATCCCGCACCATCTCTGGCGTCACGCCCAGCGCGTGCAGCTTGGCAGCCGCTTGAAAGCTGGGATCTGACAGCCGATGGACGCCAGATGCGCGCTCGACAGTCGTCCGGAATGTGTGTGCGAGTATCTGAAAGTCGCTTTTTCCATCCCCCGAACCCCCTATCTTGTTATGCGAGTCGCCAAGCGTTGTTAGTTTGCCGTCCTGCACTTCGTATTCGACATCAACAACCGCAGGGCGCGGCGCAAGAAACTCCTCTTTAGTTGGCAGCGGATCGTTACCTTTAAACAGAACCTGATAGCGATTCGTTGGGCGCTTGCCTTTCTGGATGATTCCCCAAGGGTATTTCTTTGGCTCCAGCTTCCTGACATACCCGGCGTCGATCAGGATCTTGATGTGGCGCATGACTGTCACCTTCGACACACGCAAATGCATGGCAAGGGTCAGCTGGCTAGGCCAGCAGATCCCGTAACCATTCGTATGAATGCACAGCGCAGCCAGCACCTTGAAGCTAGTCGGGCGCATCTTATCGTCCTGCACAGCTCTGGCCGGCAGGATTGAGTATGTGCGCGTCTTTGGCTTTTCCTTTGGGTAGTCCTTTACCTTGATGTATTTCGTCGGCTCAGAATGGTATTTCGTCATCGAGCTGCTCCCTGTTGTGTTTGAACTCGACGCTGCTCAGCTCAGCGCCCGGAAATGACTGCTTGATCGCGTTGGGTGCTTTCATCGCCTCAGAGGACAGCACACGCACGATTTCGTCCATTGTGTAGATAACCGGGTCCTTGCCTTTCGTAACCGGCAGCACTCGATGCATATCCAGCTGGTCATTCACAAAATAGAAATTTCGGCCATCGATCCTCTTATGCAGGTAGAAGACCTCATCCGGCTGCTGCTTCTCACTCAGCTCCCGGTCGACAACATCCAGCCCTTTAACAAGATTCTCGCAACACTTAACGATCGACGCATGGTCACGATCCCTGACTGCATCCAAATACCTCTCTCGCGCTGCACGCAGCTTTTGGCTCAACTCTGGTCTGCACATCTTGGCCCATGCATACCAGCCCCACTTTTTATTCATAAGCGATTCGCGCGCATGGTAAGCATCGACAGACGGCTGCCATGAGTCAGGCTTTACCGACGCAAATGAAGATGTCTTTTTCATACTTTTAAACTCCCAATCTGTAAGCACAAAATCCGCACCGCACACGCACATCCTAGAGAGATGTGCGGTGTGTGCGCTTGGTGCCGGATAATGTGCGGTGATGTGCGGTTATGTGCGGATTCTCTGAAAGCCGCGCCACCAAAGGCCTCCAGCTTTCGCCAAAATGTGCGGATCGTGTGCGCCCATGTGCGAAACCGCACATACTGTATGTGCGCACAGTGTTTTAAAATCGCCTCAATCATGGTCTGTTTCCGCCTTGAATCGCAGCACTTTCCCAGCCTTTTCAGACACCACATTCCCGGAATCAATGAGCGCCTCGACCGCCCGTCTCCATGCCATGCGGCGACGCTTTTTCGCTGCCTCATCTTCACCCTCAATACCGCCCTCATGCTCGAGCCAGTACAGAAATGAATCACGCGCGACGTTTTGGTTAATCGACCCGTCGACCTCCAAAGCATCCCGGCAACAGTTAAACGCCTTCAGCTGCTTATCTGATAAAGACGTCTGCTGCTCCGGTCTCTGATCTGTGGTCTGAAGGTAGCAGCTGGTTTCGCCGCCAATCATTCCCGCCTCAGCATTGACCATCTCATAGAAGAGATCTTCCGCCGGCTCTGCATCTTTCTGCTTCTGCATTACCACTGTGAGCAGCGCAGCGCTTTTCTTCACCTGTATCGACGTATCAACCGCACCCAGTAGCGCAGACGATCCGCGCATTCCCTTGGAACTGTCCTTGCCGCTGTGGTGAATACCCAAGACCGCGCAGCCGATCGCCTCTCTGATGGTGTCGCACGCCTTCACGAACTTGCCGACATCTGTCGCGCTATTCTCATCAGCTCCCAGCAGCGCCCGCGCCACTGTGTCGATAACAATCAGAGAGAAACGGCTTCCCCTTGCTTCCTGTTTCTGCTGAATCGTGCTGATGAGCTTTTCAGTATCAGCCGCCGACGTCATGTTGATAGCCGTCGGCAGCACATCGAATGGAATCCCTTTCGAGTCGATCCCATTACCCCTGTGCTCGATCCATACCTTCACCCGCTTGCCGAGGCCGCCAACACCTTCGCCGGCGATATACAGCACGTCACCGCGATCTGTGATCCGGCCATGGAAATCCCTGCCGGTCGCCACACTGAGCGCAATATCTAAAGCCAGAAACGTCTTACCGCATCCCGGCTGTCCAAACATGACCGCAAAGCCAAAGCGCGTCAGCAATCCATCGACCAGCCATTTAACCGGCGGCATCGACAGCAGCTGGTCAATGGCCATGGTCTCGAATACTGAAACCTCTTCCGCCTCGATCTCGCCCGGATCTGGCAGCTGCTCAGTTATCACCTGCGCCGATTTACTCTTGGCCGCCAGCTGCTCCTTGGTCTTGCCAGACTCGAGCCAATCGACAATATCGCCCTTCTCTTTCAGCTCTTGGCTGAGATCCAGCAGCTTGATGGCTTGCGCAACTGGCAGCAGCTGGTTCACAACCTTGGTCGCGTGCTTCCTGCCGGCTTCATCATTATCAGGCACAACAATAATTTTACGGCCAGCAAACCATTGGTTGAGATCTTCGGACCAGTTCCCTGAGCCGCCGTTGTTAGTTGTCGCCACGATCCCAATGTCTCGCAGCTTCTCGACACACTTCTCACCCTCGACGATCCAGACGGCGCGGTCTTTTTTGTGCAGCACTTCCGGCAAGTTATACGGCAGCTTCCGCACATCCTTGATCGAATTGATCCAGCCGCCCTGACCATCCGGCCGGCGCTGCCTGAACGTCTTGCTGCCGTCCTCGAAATCGGTACGCACAACTTGATACTCAAGCACGCCATGATCCCCGATGTAATCAAACACCGTGATCGCGTCGCGCTTCTTTTCCAGACGCTTATCCTTTTCGAGTCCAAATCTGGACTCTAAGAAATCAGCCATGTGGCCGTTGGCTTCCGGATATGCCTGCTTGCACAGATCTGTGAAGCCGCCTGACTCCTGTGTTTCGTGATCGAACCAAGTGCCCTTTTCTGTGTCGACACTCTTCGACCCATGAGAACCAAAACGCAGCTCAGAACCGTGAGACAGTTTCTTGTTTTCGTCTCCCCACAGCTCGCGTGCGACTTCGGTTATATGTTCTGCATATTTGTGCATAGTCACCCCACTAATGAGCGCAGAAAAAAAGCCCCCGTTTCCGGGGGCATAGGCTCAGAACTCCCAATCGTCTCCGCTTGTAGACGCTTCCGGCTGGGGTGCTGCCGGTTCAGGAGTCGTCTCCGCTACGGGTGCAGCGGTTGAGGCAGCTGGCGCCGCCTGTTCGGTTTCTGGCTTCTCTTTCCAGCCAACTAACTCAAACTCAGGCACACGGGTCTGGCCCTTGCCAACCGCCTGCGCCTTTGAGCCGTGACAGGCAAGCATTGCCATCTTGCCGGCGTTACTGGCTGCAGCGTTATGGATTGCAGGCCATACCGCCTCGAGTCCCATCTTCGGACCGCTTCCAGTGCTGGTCCATTCACGCCAGCCGAAGTCTTTGATGTAAACCATGACGCTGAATCCGCGCTTGTAGTCTGGGTCGGGCTGCTTGCCCTTCACTCCCGCACGCTCATCCCACACCCACTCAGGTGCAACACCTTCTGCAATCTTCCCCCAGCCAGTTTTTAAACTGTCCGGGTCGACTCCCATCCCCTTGAAATCGATCTCCTCACCATCAACCAGCCACTGGATCGCCTCAGCTTGAGTCGCAGCCTGCAGCCAGAAGATCTTGAAATCCGACGCAGTGCATGACGCATACCGCTTGCACTCGATCGCCCAGCCGGGAACTCCCAGCAGATCGTGACCGCCTTCAGCTGTCTGCATCAGGTTTCGCTTGGCATCCAATCCGAGATCGTCCCGAATCATGTGCACAACTTCCCTCTCAAACGCTGCGCCCTTGCGCCGGCTCATGCCGCCCATGTATCACCCTCGCTGATGGTTTTGTTTTCCCGATGCTAGCCACCGAATATCACCCTGCAAGATATTTTTTGTTGACATGCTGAACAGCCGTTCTGTATAAGGGGGTTCTGGCTTCGGCCAGCGGGGAAACCGTCCCCGGAAATCAGCTAGGAGTGACTTGGATGAAAAAGGCATCGATCAAGTGGGCAGACGTAAAGCGCCTCGCGGCATTAGCCGGGGTGACTGTGCGTCAGATCACTAACATTGAAGGCGACTATTACGACTATTTCGATATGGAATTCGAGTGGTTAAGTCAGCCATGCAAAATCAGCGTGCAGCTGCATCGTCACGACTGCCTCGACGGCGAGTACAAGAAAGGCGACTTTGCTGCCTTCTACTTCACCCAAGGCCCAACTGGTCAGCATCAGCGTCGCGAGTACGACACTGACGCAGCCAGCCGCCTAGCTATCGGCGCTTTCGGCTATCTAATAGCTGA